AAATGTAAAATATCAGGGACGGGATTCGAACCCGCGAGGTCAGAGACCAAATGTTTTCTCAAGTTGCCACGTATATTAATATTATTAAATCTTTAAGTATCCATTAATTTCTTGTATGACTTCTGGGTGATAAATAATTATCATTTATTTAAAAGTTATAATAAAGAAGTAATATTATTTCCTCTAAATTGACGAGAGTTTAAAAGATTTCGAGCCCCTCGTGAAATTCGATTATGGTTTCTTATTGGAATCATTGGTGACCCTGACTTTAATAATATACCCCTTAATGATTGATGTAAAATATAAAGTAAGAAAGTATAATAATCATTAGTTTTATTGTTTCTCTTTGAAATATCTTCTATTTTTTTAATAATTTTTTGGATCTTAATTATAGTGTTTTCTGGTGCATCCCAAATGTATGGTCTAAATCGTCTTCTTAAACTATATTGTATTAATTGTTCACCTCTCAATTGTATAAATCTATCCGTTGGATATAAAAATAACGCATGTAAATTTAATTTAGTTATTTTATTCATGTCTTCAATGAATTTAAAGTGATATGGTTTGTATTTACCTTCGATGTGTTGAAAAAAATGATACACATTGTAATCCCATTCACCACCTAATTCTGCCCCAAAAAATTGTATGATTTGTTTTCTTTGTTTGCTAAAAACACTCCTATCGATGTGAAGTTTCTTTATCTTATCACTATTTGTTTCTGTTGGTGGGTAAGATTTCACGTATTCGCGCTTGAATGGAAAATTTGTTTGTGGTGAAAGAGAAAAACTTTTACCGGAATTTAACATTTGGTTTAAATATGATCTCTCATAAATTCGCATGACTTTACCATTGTATATAGCATCTGATAATATATAGACTGGTTCATTGAAATTACCTAACTTTATATTAAAGTTTTCTGAATTGTTCACATTGAGAGTTTTATTCATGTTATTTTTATTGTTGTTATTTTTGTGTTTATCAATCAATTCTTGAATTATTTTTTTTTGTTCTTCAGATATCTGTTTGGCTTCTCGTAATCTTCTTTTAGCTTCGCGTGTATTAGGACTCAACTCGTACGGAAAATTCAGTCTTCTAGGTGACCCAACGATGGCTGTTCCATTAGCTCTTATTCGAATAGGAGTTTCAGGAACAACAATCGGATTCCGACGCGGAGTTTGTGGAGACGCTCTGGGTGTTCTAGGTGTATTTGAATTTGAATTATTATTATTACTATTTGGCATATTCTAATATATACATTTTTTTTTATTTTTTAATTAAATATATTTTATTTTTTACATATGGTATTCACAATTCACATGTAAAAAATATTTGTATTGTTTTGTGATTTCACTTTTGAAAAAACGCGTAAATCATCTATTAATTCAACATTCGTCGTTGGCAATGAGTGCCTCTATCCATTTATATAATTATTTATTTCTTGTATGACTTGGGGGTCACTTGTTATGTCCTGACCTTTTTTTATCACTTTTAATAGTTCGATTTGTTTTATATTTTCATAGGCTTCTTTGAAATCTGTATTAGTTTGTAATTTTTTCCAAATAAATAATTTCAAAGGGTAATTGAGTTCCCTGTTTCTTGTTCCTTCCCTTGTAGTTGTACGAGTTCTCATGTTTATTTAGAATTGTTGTATGTCTTTATATATTCAACAAGTTTAGTTATGCTTCTATTTTTTTCCATCTTTTTTAATTGAAAATCACTAAATATTTCTTGCATTCTACTTCTCCCTAAAATTTTAACCGCGTTTATATGATTCTTTATTATTGATTCATAATTGTTAAGCTTCTTTTTAATACGATTTCTGTATGTTACCGCTGATTTTGAAGTTGAGTTATTTGTTTTAAATGCATTTATCTCTTTTTTTAAATTATTGTAATTTTTTTTGTAATTATCATGTCGATTCGCAATTCTTTGAATTATGTCATTTATCTTTCTAACTCTTTCGGCTCTCTGTAGTGGTGTCATATATATTTATATATATTTTCTTCGTGTATAGTATAGTAGATGATACAAGTAAAACTCATTAAAAGTCCAAATCCCACAAAGAAATACAGAGTGCTATTTGAAGATGGTGGTCATGTTGATTTTGGTGGTAAGGGATATAGTGATTTTACTTTACACAAAAATCCTTTGCGTATGCGTTCATACATGATACGACACGGAGCATCTCCTTATATTTCAGAAAGTTTGTTGAAAGAAAAAAATCCCCAAAAAGTTTTGAAAGGATTATTGAATGTTTCCAATTCACACCTTGAAAATTGGAAACGTTCAGGAATAAAAACTGCTGGTTTTTGGTCGAGGTGGCTATTGTGGAGTGTTCCATCCATGAATGGAGCAAAAAAAATAATGACCAAGAAGTTTGGTATTAAATTTCATTAGAAAGTTCTCTCAAATTTTGAATTCTATTATTTATATTATTTCTATATATTTCTCTAAAATTATTTTCCATTTGAAGATAAGAACGACATAAATCTTTAAAGAATTTTGTAAAACCCTTTTCTTTCAAGATATTATTTTCATCGAGATATACTTTCAATACATTAGGTGTGTATTCTGATAATTCTATTCCGTATCTTTCACAGTAATGACGAACCGTTATATTCTGTATAGTTTTAGATGCCCTTTGGAAGGGTAAATGTGCTTCCTTTTCACTTAATAAATAAGTCATTTGATGACTTAAAAAATCATAATCTAATTCAGCCGCTCTATCATAAAATTCCATTTCGAAATATACACTTGATATATTTGGTAAGATAGTATTAGTATCGCTATAATCAAAAAGTGTCGAATGACCCTCTTTTACTTTGTATGCTTTTCTCAAATTATTGCATATTTCCAAATAGTCGCCTTCTGGTATGATATTAGAGTGTCTATCAATGATTTCCATCACATTTTTGAGTTCATTCATCCTCCTAATGTATAGTTTTAAAAAAAGTTTTCAGTTTTATACATTTTTGTTTCAAAATCATTATTTCTTCCAACGACTGACACCATTTCCCCCCCATAGAGTTCTTGACACCCAACTTGTGTATCCATACAATCTCTGTTATTATGTGATAATGGTACTGGGAATAGGTTGTGAGCATCTGAAAGAGTTGTATAATAATTGTATTGGTCTCTTCGACCATATACTTCTTTACCAAACAATGGAAGAGTTTCATTTGTGGTTGGATCTATTAATAAACCCATTTGTTGTGTGGCTCCAGGTTTATAATATTTCAAGGGTGGTCCTCTAAACTCTGGGTTAAGGCGTGTATCGGGACGATCTTGTCCATTTTTTTGTGGTTGTGGTGGTGGAACAGGATTGATTATTTGCACTGGCTGTGGCTGTGGCTGTGTGTTCTGTTGTGTCCCTGTATAAACAACAACAAAGGTGAGAATAGCAAAAACTAAAATAAGTACCAATATGGATTCCTGTCTCTTCATTTACTATATGTTTATATTTTATATTTAAAGAGTTTGAATGAACTTTAAGTATGGTACGTATTTTAAGTATAGATATAGGTTATCATAATTTGGCTTTAGTCGTAGCGAATTGTTATGATACAAATATTTGTGTAGAATACGTTGAGAAAGTTTCTCTCGAGGAATATAAATATATATATTCAAATGATATAGTTGATTTAGTTCCATTAATGATAGACGATAGAAAAAACATATTTGAGAGTGTCGACCAAATTATTATTGAGAGACAACCACCGGGTGGATTTACAAATATTGAAGTTCTCATACATTATATGTTTAAACACAAAACTTCTCTTATTTCACCAAATGCTATGCACTCTTATTTTGGATTTGATAATTTGAACTATGAACAGAGAAAAGAAAGAACTGAAAAGATTGCACAAAGATATTTAGAAGACAATGAATATTATATGAACCTTGATAGAAAACATGATATAGCGGATGCTGTGTGTATGTTAATTTATCAAAATTATATAAACTCCATGAAATATAAGAAGAAGAAATTAGAAGAAAATTTAGTTTTTGAGGAATTCGCTTGGGTTAAGCCTACCTAACCTATATTGTGTAAGCATCCACAAAAGAAAGAATATAATTTTTAGTAATAATTTAGAATCCGTCTCGTCTATTTTATAGATTGGTTTGATAACCCTGCCTATAAAAGTTTCATCTTTGGATTTCCCAGTTATTTTTGTTTCGAGTTGCGTCAAAATACAAGTATCATCATTTGTCATCCAGTGGAAAAATAATATGACAATTATAATTGAATATACTCTGAGTATTCTCGGTGGTGCAATAATTGGTGTTATTATTCCCGTGAACAGAATAATTAGATGTATCAAGAAAATAATGTTCATCTAAAATAAATGGAGAAAATAGATAAAGCCATCGCCAAACGCGTTAAATTATGGTATCCACAACAAGAAAAGATATTGAAGACTTGGGGTGAGGCGAGTGCGTGCTATAGATATATGAATTACAGAGCGTTCAATAAGTTTAAAAAACTTTCTATGCGTTTTACATTACCCGTTATTGTTCTTTCTACTATAACAGGTACAGCCAACTTTGCTCAGGAACAATTCCCTGCGAGTATAAGACCCATAGTTCCTTCTATCATCGGTGGCATGAACTTGATCGCTGGTCTCATTGCGACTATCATGCAATTTTTGAAAATTAATGAGCTTATGGAAAGTCATAGAGTAGCATCAATGCAATACGGTAAATTATCCCGTACTATTCGTCTCGAATTGACACTCCCCTTAGATGAACGTGCTATGGATGGTCGAGATATGATAGAACAGTGTAGAGCGGAATATGATAGACTTATAGAACAGTCCCCCCCTGTTCCGAGTGATATTTTAATTGATTTTGAAAAAGAATTTGGTAAATCAAATATATTCAAACCAGAAATCATGCATATTCAGCCTATAGATCCTTATCAAGCCATAACAGAGAATATAAAACGTGTGACTAATACATTAAAAAAGGATGTTCCATCTGTAGTTTCAAAGGTTATATCGGAACCACAGATATATGTTTCACCCAAACAAACTCTTTACGATGAATTAGAAAATTTGAAAAATTCAGGAATAGTATCAATTCAAAGTGATGTTATGAAGGAATTGAAGGATAAGACAGAACTGATGGAGAAAGAATTGAAAGAAGTCAAAGTCGTTAGTCAGAAAGAAGATTGAGTATATAGATGATTAATATGAGAATCATGAGATTGAACAAGACAAAACCTATGACGTATGGCATAATTTTTTGCTTTAAAGGTTCTAGTACACGTTTATGTAGTGCGTTATTTTCAAGCACTAAATCTATGGCTTGATTAGTAAGTTCATCCATGGATCGCTTCATTAAAATAACATCTGAAAAAAAGATAAGCGAAAAGCCGCTGAATGAAAAATATAGATCGCGTCTATATGAATTAGTGTGTCAAAAGAAGAATGTATTCGTTTCGGGACCACCTGGGGTTGGAAAAACAACAGTCGTCAAAGATGTATTACAAAATTTTAAACACTTTGAAATGTGTTGTGAAAATATTCGTTTCAAAGATTTTCTTGATAATAACGAAACACATATATTTATTGATGATTATGATTATGAAATAAATCTTTATAAAAAAATGGTTGATGACATATCAAACGGTATAAAAAAACATGATGGTGCTTTTATCGTTATATGTGAAAAATATTATATGTATCCCAATTTTGAAAATATTGTGATTGAAAAGCCCACCGTATCTGAACTTTTATCATTGATACCTGTTGGAACAGAATATATGTATGCACAGGCTGCGAATGATGCAAATGGTAATATACATAATTTTTTAATGTATAAAGATTTTCCGGATACTAAAGATATATTTTTATCTACAAAGGATTACATTATACAACTATTATGTGAAATAAAATATGAAAGTTCTATAAAGGACACACTCCAAGAACATGGAAGTTTTTGGGATATGGTTCACGAAAATTATATATTTTCCGATGGAACCAATTTGGCGAAAGTAATAAATGGTTTATCCTTGGCGGATGCATACGATACAAGAATATACGATGGTGATTGGGGTTCAATGAAATTTTTTGTGAATGAAGTCGTGCGTAATACACGATTATATTTAGGCAAACCTTTGAAACCAGAAGATATTAAAGCGGGGAGTTGTTGGTCTAAGAATGGTAATTACAAAATGCGCCATCACCGTCTTCAAAATATAATAAAAAAGGGGCCAACAAACATGAATCGAGAGTGTATTTATTTATTACAAAAATATGCTAAAGTTGGTGATATAAATAAACTTTTAACGTATAATGTGGATGCGACTGATTTTGACATTATAAATCACTTATGTGTCGGAAATAAATTAAAGCCAAGAGACGTGAATAACATAAAAAAAGAACTCAAGAATGTCATCAATCGAGGATGAAATCATGTATGATCAACCAATGTGTAAAGTTATTGGAAATGAAATTATTTTTTTTGGTGAAATTAATGATTTAAGTATTTTAAATTTCATCGAAAAATTTAAATGCCTTGAAAATGAACTTTTGAAGCGAAAGATTGACAATCCTGGGTGTAAGCCTCGAATTAAAATTACTATAAATAGTGGTGGTGGTGATATGTTTTCTGGTATCGCTGCGATGAATATTATAGAGAAATCTAAAATTAAAGTCACCACTGTAGCCCAAGGGGTGTGTTGTAGTGCCGCGACATTTATCTTATTGGCTGGTTCAAAGAGACTGATGGGCGAATCTGCGTTTATTTTGATTCACCAAATCGCAACTGGTGAATTTTGGGGTAAATTTCAAGATCTCAAGGATGAATTTAAGACGTGTTCTAAATTTATGAAAAGAATAAAACACGTGTACAGAACAAAAACAAAAATCCCCGATAAAATTTTTAAAACAATCATGAAACACGATGTTTATTTAGATTCAAAAGAATGCGTTAAGTATGGTATCGTTCACGGTTCTGCTTAACCACTATATATCTTCTATATAATACAAGAATTACAATAAAAATAATAAAAACACAAAATGTATTAAAATTCATGGGAATGTTCGTTTTGGGTGGTGGTTCAAGTCTTTTCATCCTTTCATAATCGACAACTGCGTATGTCATTATTAAAGAATATAGATTATTATTTTACAAAATGAACCGCGTAGCCATTGATATTGATGAAACTCTCGTTCATTTTCTTCCCAATCTCGCAAAATACCACGGGAGACATTTACCTTCTGGAAAGTATTCGTATGTGTACAGAAACATTTTTGATATTCCAGAACATAAATCACGGAAGATGGTCTTGGATTTTTACAACTCGGAGGAATTTTATAATCTGAAACCAATCATCGGTGCTCGTAAAAAACTCGAAGAAATTCGTAAAAAGGCACACAAAGTCTATGTGGTTTCAGGGAGACAAGATGTCGTCCGAGAAAAATCAGAATTATGGCTTGAAACCTACTTCCCGGGTATTTTTGATGATTTGATATTGACAAATAGTTATACTATTGATGAAATTCCAAAAGTTGAGATATGTAAAAGTTTAAAAATTGACACCATTATTGATGATGATTACAAGGTATGTTTGGAATGTATGAGAAACGGTGTAAAACCATACAACTATACACACTACCCAATGTATCCTTGGACTTCTGAAAGTGATTTATCTCTCTTAAACTGGCATAGTCTGGAGGTAAAATAATTTTATATGAATATATTATAATGAAGTCCCCTAGATCCCCAAGAACTCCTCTTAATTATTTTAATGTAAACGAGATGAGAAAGAAAAATCTAAACAAAGTCAAAAACGCAATGAAAAAAAGAAATAAGATTATGAAAAATTACAAGAAAAGTGTTCAAGAAGCAATTAAAAATGCTAAAGAATTACAAAAGGTAGTTAAACAATTATCATCTTTAAAGATTTAAATCATATATATAATAAGAACAAATGCAACAGTTTGCATTTAATTCCAATATAGCAACTCTGATATGTGAGATTAGACACACATATCACAGTGACTTTAAGAAAATTTTTGATTATGCCGATGCGATTAAAAATGCCATAAAAGGCAATGGTGCGGGCCTCACAAGAGGATTTTTAATCGATAAAATGATTAATGAAATTTTAGAAAAAAATCACGCATTCGTACAATACCACGAGGGTCAAGCGGACATCATGTTTGAAAATACCCCGTATTCCATCAAAACTTTAACAAATGGCGGTAATGATATCGCTTTGTGTTGGTCTAAAAACCCTACGATTGAAAGAAAAGAGTTGGAGCACGATATATTATTGATTAATTTGAAAAGTGAGAAATGGTATTCGTCAGAACAAGAAATTAAAAGAGGTATTTATATCATTGATAAAAATATAGCGAATAAATACATTATATTGTATTCAAACAACAAAACAGATTATGTTTTGAAAAAGAAATCTCTCCATGATTTAATTATTTATAATTCAATGAATAATGGTTGGTACGTCGAATTTAAAAGTGAAAAGGAATACACGTGGAATATAATAGATGGAATAATGGATAAAGATTAGAACATTTAATAATTAAATGAAATTTATTGATTTATTTTGTGGCATCGGTGGTTTTCACCAAGCCTTGTCCCAATCGGGACACGAATGTGTCTTTGCCTCTGATATAGATGAATCATGTCGTCGCGTATACGCTTCAAACTATGGTCTCATACCCAAGGGTGATATATGTGAAGTTTCTATTGAAAATATACCAGAATTTGATATACTCTGTGGTGGTTTCCCCTGTCAACCTTTTAGCAAGGCTGGTTTTCAAAAGGGATTTGATGATACACGAGGTCATTTATTTTTTAAAATATGTGAAATCATTGAATATCACAAACCAAAATATATTATATTGGAAAATGTTCGAAATCTAAAAACACACGATGATGGTAATACTTGGAAAGTTATTCATGAAAATATAGGTAATCTTGGATATTATACATATGATGAACCTATTGTATTGAACACACTTCATTTTAATGTTCCACAAAATAGGGAGCGTGTTGTTATACTATGTCAAAGAAATGATTTGGGTGTATTGGAAAAATTCCCAGAATTACCCAAAAATCCTAAAAAATATTTGACAACTTTTGTGGATAGTGTTATTAATAGTGATGATAATTCGAGACTTTCTCCCAAAAATGAAATTGTTGAAAAAGTTTGGGATAGATTTATAAAATTATTAAAAACTAATAATATAAGAATACCTAAATTCCCTATATGGACTGATTGTTGGGACAAAGAATTTGAACCAGATGATACATTTTATTTAAAATATACATCTTGGATTGATAAGAATAAAGAATTTTTTAAAGCACACAAAAGCCTTTTATCTCCTTGGTTATTTGAATCTCGTAGTGAGCCTCTATGGTTAGGTGCTGTTCGTAAATTTGAGTGGCAGGCTGGTGATGAAAAAAATGGTATGAATGAGGTTTTATGGACACCCCGAAGTTCTGGTGTTCGGTGTAAAAAAATAGATTACATTCCTACATTGGTGGCTATGAACACGTGTCCTATATATGGACCACTTCGTAGAACATTAAATGCGAGAGAACTTTTAAGGCTTCAATCTTTTCCAGATACATTTGAGTACGAAGAAAAAAGTATTTTTAAACAGGTTGGAAATGCCGTGAATGTAAAGATGATACAATTTTGTGTTGATTTTCTAACTAAGTCAAACTTGTTAAAGAATTGAGACATACATTCAACAAAGACAAGATGTCTTCTAAGGCTATTATCGGTTCCGACACTATCGCTCAAACTTTGTGTTTTCATGCCAATAAAAAATGGAACGTGCCGTCAATTATTATGACAAATAAAACTTCGCACGTTAAAGACTTTATTACTGAGATGAAAAGTCCTCGTATCATTATGAACACTGAAAATTCTATGAAAAACATTGAAAACCTGTGTAAGTGTCTTGAACCTGGTGACACTCTTATTGATTTTGGACCACACTATTTCAAGGATATTAGCCCAATTTCATTATCTTTTGAAAGCAAGTCAATCAACTATGTTTCTGGGTCTCTTGCGTCTAACAACAATGGTATTAATATTATGGTCAGCGGTCCTATGAAAGGTTTTAAAAATCTTTTCTTTTTCAATGAGATCTGTCATTCAATGTATTACATTGACAAAAACCCTGAAAAATGTTCATATTACACAATGATTTATAACGTTATGAGACAGGCACTATTTCAAGGAATTTATGATATTTTTGCGTATTCTGAACAAGATAATACAAAATTTTCACACATTTTGAAACAATCTAATGACAGTGATGTCAAGGGTATTATTTTATCAAATTTCAACGTTGTTGATAATTTTGATACTGATAAAAGATACGAAAGATTTAGGTATGAACAAGGTGTCCTAAGTCCTGTCATTAACAACTCTATTGAAACAAAGAATATGAACAATTATATGAAATATATTAACACCTCGGTTCCAAAAAATAAATATTTTTCTCCGTATGTTGCTGTGAATGCATTGCGTTTTTTCTATGCGTGTGTATTCTTGGAAGGTATTTCTATGTATTCTCATGAAAAAATGGATATTCCCTCTGTTATGAAATCTATTAATTCAGCAACACGAATTTCTTGTCCGATGAACTTTTATTCAACGCAACAATTATATGATGTTCTTGAATTAACACATCATGATACAAGACTTTTTGTTAATCATTGTTTGTGTCAAAATATTCCTTGTCCAGCCATTCAAAGCGCTCTCAATTATTTTGATAGTCTTAAATATTTACAAATTCCAATTGAAGAAATTTAAAAAGTTTTCTTACACCACCATTCATTTAAATTGCGTTTGGGGAAATATTCAAAAGATAAGTGAAGTAAAAAACCAATCAAGAATGAATTAACTAAACCTTTAAAACCAAGTTTTAATAAAATGTAATAAAACAACACGCTTATCGCACCAATAACTGTCGCCTCCGTCAAAACTGTAGAAACTGCTCGTCGCATTTATATTATACATATATAATAAATGAACTTCTCTCAAGAGAAAGCTTGTATAAGTTCATGTAAAATTATATGTTTTACTACTATCGTATTGATAAGTCTCCCACTTATTATTACATATATTGTAGTTAAATACACGTAAAATTATCATCGTATGGCATAAAAAGTATTCCATGTCTCATAGCCAACCAAAGTTTGGAATGTTCTACATTTGTGTAAGACCATAG